AATGCATACACCATTTCGTAAAGAACAACCGTGTGCTTTTTCAAATGTTCCCCAAATATACGGTTTTGGAATCAAAATCTTAGTACCATCATTTAGCGCGAGCCGAGTCGTGTACCTTTTATTTTTTATTGATATTTTTTTCATGTACCCACCCCCTCCGGGTAAAAAATTAAAACACGTATGTCAGCGCCTTATCAGACAACCGATTGTTGCCTGCAGAAAGGATGTCACATAAAAAATAAACTACAACTACGGACTTGTAGGCGCTGTACATTGTGTCGTTAAATTACAAAATTGTATGTGAAAAAGCGCCCTGCATATACAAGGCGCTTTTCCTAAGGCAAACATCTCACTTAAAGATGAACATTGGAGCAATATCCTATTGGATTTCTGACAGCTCGATTGCTTTGTTCTTATCTCACTTTACAATTTAGCATACTTCAAGCGAACGTGACCGAACATTTTTTAATTTATTTTAGGATTTTTATTGATTTCCACGTTAAAACGTGGTATAATATAATTACATTAAAAGAAAGGGGGTAAAAGATGTTTGATAAATTTATAGACAACCTCATAAAGGGTTTAACCATTGTTAGTCTGGTTCTCACAATAATAGACAAAACAAAGCGCTAAACCCATCGGGGAAGAGAGAAATCCCCTCTCTTCCTTGTCCAGTCTATGAGGTATTTATATTTTATCACATCGTGAGAGATTATGAAATATATAAAAG